GTGTTATCAGTTGCGTATGCGTCAACATACACTTTCATCGCACTGTTCAATGTACCAACAAACTTGGTGTTTGTAGGTGCTTCGAATGTACCTTCTGTTGTTCTTGCGAACGCAGAAGTTGTAGCACTTTGAAGAATTGTTAGTGCAAATGGGCTAACAACTGCGTAGTTACCAGCACCACGACGTGTACGCTGAGCGATCAAGTTAGCAACACGGTTGATCTGAACAGCTAAAGCAGCGTGTTCGTCACCAACGAATGTAGCAGTACCTGAAACGGCAGCTTGGTTATAAGTCTCAACTGCTGTACCAGCTAAGGTACGTAGTGAGCCAAGAACCTCTTGGTCAATTTCAGCTGTAATTTCTTGAGCTAAAGCAGCCATGATTTCTGCTTCGATGTCAATGCCTTGTTGGGCTTGTGCATCTTGAGCAGCTTCAAACGTCCAGCGAGCAGACAATTTACGTGTCTTAGCTTCAACTGTTTGTTTCAAGATTTGGATGCTCATCTTACGACCAGCCACACCTTCTAGGCTAGCAGTAGAAGCAGCTTTACCAGCAGGATCAGTACCAGTACCGGAGTAGCTAGTAGCGATCTTGAATGGGCTTAGAGCCTCTTCACCAGCTGATACGTTATCGTTAGCATCGCTGTAACGAACACGTAGAGTGTGAATTTGACCAACTGGACCAGTCATTGGTTGTACACCAACGAGTTCATTAGCGATGACTGTAGGCATCACACGTCTGATCACTGGAAGGATCACACGATTTAGGGTTGCAACGTTACCGGCAGAAGTAGCACCAGCAGTGGCACTCTCCGACAAATACTTGCGGGTATTTTCAAGAGTAGTGGCCATTACTGAACGACGAGTTCCTTGTAGGCCTTCTAGAAGTGCCTCTTTGGTTTCCTGCCAGCGTGACTCGAGTAGTTCTGACATATTAGTTCTCCTTAAACTTTAAGTCCCGCGAGCTTGCGGATATGTATAATATCAGCAGTATTTTCCTGACTGCTGATTTGAGTTGCCTCTTTATTGCCTGTCACTTCCTTGCCTTCTGTTAGTGCCTTCTTTTTAGGAGCCTCGCCGGCCATAACGGCTGGGAGATATTTGTCAAATGCCGTATTCAACTTTTCAGTCTGTACAGACTCAAGAAGTTGACTCATAACTGTTTTCTTATCTCCAGTTAACGGATTTAACAATTCGCTCATGATCTTTTCACGCTGAGCCATGCCTTTTACAACACGGATTTCGCGATCCTTAGATTCTACGATCTGTTCCTTTTCTTGAATTGCCTTAACGGCTTCTTCAAGTTCTGCTTCTTTTTGCTCAACTACTTTTAATAGTTTAGCAGTTTCGCTTTTCTCATTGAGATGGCTCGAAGCATATTCGCTTGCGAAGCTTTCAAAAATTCTGCGACCAAAATCATTCTTACGAGCAGCTTCGATGTCTTCTCTGAGCTGTGTCATTTCTGCTGTTAACTTGGTGATAACAACGTTCTCGACTAGCTTAGAAGCCTTAGCAATAAATTCTGTTTTGACAGCATTGAATTTTTCTTTGCTCTCACGTACAAGTTTAACCTTGGTATCAACAAGGTCTTTCTTATCAGTGTGGAACTCAGAAATTTCTTTAGCTAGAGCATTTACAATGAAACTCTCTAATTTAGAAACATTCTCTGCTACAGATTTACGATCTTCGTGTAGTTCTTTTAATTCTGCCGCTAATTGACGTAGAACAAATTCCTTCATTTTCTCGGAATCGTCTTTCATCTTTTTAGCATATTTGGTTTTAGCTTCGATAAGTTGATTACGATCTTCGGCAAGCTCAGCAAGCTCAGCTTGTAGACGATCACCAACCATTTTATCAACGGCTTCTACCATGGCAGTTTTATCATGTTCGTATTTTTCTGCGAATTCTTCACGAAGTTCTGCTGTCATTTGATCACGGGTTTCTTGAATTCTGCTGTTCCAAGCGGATTCAATTTCCGATTTGATTTCTTCGGAAATCACATTGTTTTCAAATAATTGCTTAACGATGTCTAGCATGTGATTCTCCTACTGTTATTTGAGTCCTGAAATAATCTTTTTCAGGCTCTCTGCTATGTATTGCTG